AAGATGTGGGATCACTTATGCGATGCAATGCGGTATGCTATATATACAAAACTAAACAAGCCTAAGTTCGAGGTCATGGCTTGGTAAAATAAAGAAAGTGGGCAGAATACAAGATGCGTGGAATGCGTTAACAAAGAAGGCAGTGCCGATGATGCCGGTAGGTCAGCCCTTTGCCTCCTATCAGGTAACTGGAGGCACTTTTGTCGGTATTACTGACAATCGTACTAATTACATCCGAGATGGCTATCAAGTTAATGACATTCTCTATGCCACTATAACTCTCATTACAGATAAGGTAAAGTTGCCCGAATGGTCAACCTATAAGGTAGTCGATGAGGCTGCCTTTAAGGCTTATCAGGGGTTGATGAGAAAGAAAGACATCTCAACAGAGGACTTCCAGAAGGCAATGGGATATAAGAAGAAAGCCTTAGAGCCTATCTATGTTGACAGACTTACAGAACTCTTACGTTACCCTAATGACTATGAGACCTTCCAAGATTTAGTAGCCAACTCAACCGGTTGGAAGCTAATTACTGGAGGTCGCTGTGTTTGGGCTCAGATGCTTGACATGGGAGCTAATCAGGGCAAACCATACCAACTACATAACCTACCTTACCAAGAGGTATCTATCATAGCTTCGACCAATCTGTTCCCTATCGTTGAGGAAGGGTACATGATTCCGGTCCTTTCAAATGCCTTATTCCCTAAGAGTCAGGTTTTGCATGACAAGTACCAAAACTATGACTGGGATGTCAATGGAGCCCATCTGTATGGGATGAGCCCACTCAAAGCTGCTCTTAGAAGGTTAAGCAGAAGCAACTCGGCTATCAAAGCCAGTGCCGCTATGTTAGAGAACCAAGGGGTTAAGGGTGTACTATATGTCGATGACCCAAGAGTTATCGGTGGAGGAGTAGATGTAGCAGATACAAGAAAGCAAGTAGAAGCTATTAAGAGTAAACTTGTAGGCAAAGGAGAATGGGTAGGATCAGAGAACTGGGGCCGCATTGGAGTCTCTGGTTATAAGATGGGCTGGCAAGAGGTTGGCCTTAGCCCAGTAGAATTGTCAATCATCGACTCTGAGAAATGGGATTTGAAGCGGTTTGCATCCGTTTATGGGGTACCTTCTCAATTAGTAGGTGATAGTGAGACTTCGACCTATAACAATGTCAGAGAGGCTGAAAAAGCCCTCACGACTCGTTGTGCCATGCCAGCTCTGGTTTCTTTTAGGAACCACTTTAATCGTAAGCTACAAACAGACTGGGGATATAAAGGTCAGAATGTCTATATTGACTTTGACCATACGGTATTTACAGAACTGCAAGAGGATGTAGTAGAGAAGTCAAGCTGGATCAAGGACCTTAAAGCCCTTAGTCCTAATGAGCAAAGAATGCTCCTGGGCCTTGAAAGAATAGACAACCCATTATTTGATGAGCCTTGGATTACCACACAAGATGGAATGCCACTTAGTGAGTACGAGGCTCCCAACATGGATGTTAATGTAGATGATATTACACCTAAGTATTTTAAGTCAGAGGGTGAGAAAGTGTCTTTTGATTATGATGGTGTCTTATCTACTGCCAAGGGTAAAGCCAAGGCTGCCGAAGAAATAGCTGATGGATCAATTGTTTATATTATTTCTGCAAGGTCCGATAAAGAGGGAATGTTAAAGACTGCTAAAGATTTAGGCATCCCAGCATTGAGAGTCTTTGCAACTGGTTCTAACAAGGCCAAAGTTCAAAAGATAAAGGATTTAGGAATATATAAGCATTATGACAATAACCAAGATGTAATCGACAGTCTGGATGACAGTGATACAGAAGGAGACTTGTTCAATGACGATTGATGAGATAATACGCACAACCTACCCAGTAACAAAAAGGGAGAGGTGCTGTGCGTTATTAAAAGCGAAAATGGAGGCTAAGAGATTAGCCTTAAAAAATAGATTGATGAATGACCAACAAGGAGAGAAAAGAGTATGCGGAGAACTTTTCGAGAACCAATCGAAAGTTTGCCAAAACACACTTTCCTAAGGTAAAAAGACAACTAGATAAAGTTGTCAGTTCTTTGATAGGTACAATTAAGAGAGTAGGAGCCAGACAAGCCCAATCCAAACTCAGAACCCAGCTTTGGAATGATGAGCTATATAAGCCAATCGAAGCCATCTACAAGCAAGTAGGTGTCTATCATGCCAACCAGATGTATAAGCTAATTCGCAAGGAGGCTAACCAAAAAGGGATAGGCAGAGATGAAAGGTGGATTAAGTTTATTGTTGATGAGTTAGAAAGGACCTTGCTTGAATATGCAGTAGTCAAAACTTCTGAAACACTTAGAAACCATTTGCTTCTCGTTTTGCAAAATGCTATCATAAAAGAGCAGACAGTGGATGAGATAGTAAAGATTCTGCAAGATTCTGGATTTACAGCCATGCAAGCAGAGAGGATAGTCCGAACTGAGGTAGGAAGGGCCGCAAACACTGGGATAAAAGCAGCAGCCGAGTCCTTTGATTATCAGATGGTGAAGGAATGGATTGCCTTTAGAGATTCAAGGACCAGAGGTTTTAAGCCAGAGCAACCAAAAGACCACTTTCACATGGATGGCCAAGTAGTTGGCTTCTATGAGAACTTTGTGGACCCAAGGAGTGGTGAGAACATAGAATATCCCTTGGCTCCCGGTGGCTCAGCCGCAATGGTCATAAATTGCCGCTGCTCTTATATAGTTGTACCTGAGAGAGATTCGAGAGGAAGATTAATAAATAGGGGAGGTGCTTGATCGGCTAAGGCCAGAACTGCGGAATAATGAAATAATAACCAGGGTCAACCCTCCCAAAATATTGAATATGAAAAGATACTTTGAACAAAAGACAGTAAGCAACTCGGTGCAAGATGTAAGCACTACTACCAGAAAGGTAAAGGTTGCTATCAGCCAGATGGGCTCAAAAGACCTTGACAATGATGTCATAGACTTTAATGCCTATAACAAGACTATGGCAGAAAGAGGTCCTAAAGGTGCTAACCTTATTTGGCACTTAACAGATCACAACCCAAGCCTAAAGTCAGCCATTGGCAAGTTCTCTGAGCTGTATGTAGAAAAGGACTATCTGGTAGGTATTACCGATATTCCTAATACTACATGGGGCAATGATGTGCTGGAGTTCTACAAGTCTGGTCATATTAACCAGCATTCAGTAGGCTTTAGGACTATCAAAGCAGAGAACCAAAAGAGCAGCCAAGGAGAATATAATCTTATCAAAGAGATACTCCTTTTTGAAGGCTCAGCGGTCCTTTGGGGGGCTAATCCTAACACACCTACCATAGAGGTAGGTAAATCAACTGAGGAAGTAATTAGCCAGCATGAGAAACTGTCTAAAGAGCTGAGCCTGCTCTTAAAGTCATTGAAAGATGGCCGCTTCTCTGATGAGGCTTTCGAGTTTATCGAAATCAGAGTAGCACAAATAAATGAGGCAATTAAATCCCTTATATCTGTAGAATCCACTCCCAAAGTAGAGGAACCCGCTAATGCAGTTCCAGACATTAAGGAGCCGGAGATTGACTTAAGCGGATT